CCATTAATATAATTATGGGGCAAAGTTCTAAACACATGATCATGCTCTTTACATCGTATCTCAACTTCTTTACTACTCCCTTTATAAATAGTATCTGTATAATCGTGTGAGTCATTATATACTGCTGTTGCTTCTTTTATAAATTGCTCTGTTGTTTTTGTTCTTATTAAAGAATAATTTTCCATAGCGCATTTAGGGCACTTTTGTCCTTTTAAATAACTTTGAATATCTAATTTAAAATTATGGTTATGTTTTTTACACTTAATTTCTACTTTATGTTTTGAAGATATAATTTCTGTATTTGTATAATCATGGTCTTCACCATGTACTTTTTTAGCTTCTTTGATAAACATTGTTTTGTCTGTAGATTTAGTTTTTCTTTCTCTACAAATTTTACATCTTGCACCACCTAAATATAGATCAGGTCTAGCTCTATATTCCCCATGTTCTTTGCAAATAAAAGTTACTTCTGTTTTATTATTTTTATATTCTACTTTACTATAATCATCTATATCACCGTATCTTTTTATAGCATCCTCGATGAATTTATACTTCCCCTTGGAATGTAATTCAGACACTCTTTCTATAGTACATGAAGGGCATTTACTCCCTTTTTTATGATTTTTAGGGATAGGGTTAAAATAAGTTTGATGTTTTTCACAAAGTACTTTAATCGGGGTATGAGTATCGACATACACAACATCATCGTACCCATAGGTACCTTCTCCATGAATTTTTATAAAACTTTCTTTTACTTGTTCCCAAGTTAACTTATTATGTGCTACTCTTTTACTACTCATCTATATATTTTAAACATGAAAAGGGACTATTAATTAGTCCCTTCTATTACTTTTTGATAATTTGCTAAATCTCTTGCATATTGTTTGTGCTGTTCTTTGTAGGAACTATATAGATCTTTATCTATTATTTCTTTTTTTCCGCCAACTATAGCAAAAACTGATTTAATCTTATAGTCCTTTAATTCTTCTATGATTTCAGGAGAAACTTCGATTAAATCTTTGTAAGCTTCATAAGTGTAATATAGTTTTTTTTGTAATTCCAGAAAATCGATTCGTAAAACATCTTTAACTCCTATTTTATCGAAAAAATATGCTGCTTGCTCATCTAGAGTCTCTAGTTCTATTGCTTCATTGTGAGCTTGTTTTTTTAATTGTTCTATATTTTTAGAATCTTCCTGAATGTAATTTTTTAATTCTGTGTATTCTTTGAATGTTTGTTCTAACTTAGTTTGCATTGGGTTCATTTTCTTCTTGTTTTGTGAAATCGTCTGAGTAATAATCTAGAGATAATGTTTCTTTTAGTGCGTTATATAATTCTGAATCTGACATGTTATAGAATCTTTTTTTTGCAGTTTTTTCTATTTGTGTCATTTTTTCTCCCGCCGAAAACCCATCATCAATAATAAATAAGTCGGTGATTAATTCTGCTATTGCTCCTTGTAAATTTACTGTTGACATTTTCCTTTTAGTTTTATTGTTCCTAATTTAACTCCTTTGTATTTTATTTCTAATATTTTTGCGAAACTAGGATCGCATTGAGTGTAAGATATTTTTATAGACTGTGTATTTTTATCAATTAATTGTTTGTCAGTGGTGGTACAGCCGCAATGGGCTACAACTTGTAATAGATTAGAATCCTCTATTCCTGTTACTAACAATTCTGTTGTTGTATTTTCTCCGTTTTTAATGTCTCCTAGTTCAAGAATATAATTTACTCCTTCTTGGTAAAATTTATACTTCTCTGTTGTTTTTACTATTTCCATTTTTTATTATATTCTTCTAATGTTACTACAGGTAATATTGTTGTTTTTGTTACACCCTTTATACAATTTAAGACGATGTTATAAGGTATTCCATATTCATTACTAAACTCTTTAATAGAATTATAAATTTTTCCAGTTTGTGGGTTTATTAATTTTACTTTCTTGGAAGGTCTTTTTACATCTTTAGGTGTAAATAGCATATTGGGTAACAGCCCTTTTTCATAATCCTCTGATTTTATACATGATGTTTTATTTAAATACCTGCCTTTTAACATATCTCTAAAGGCATTTTTATTTATAAAACTATAATTTGAAGCCTCCCTTACTGAATTATAAAATACACCTGCTTCTATATCAATCACATCTAACATTTTTTCTTTGTTCCCATATCTATTTACAGATAACTCTATTATAGATTTTGATAACCTACCAGATTTACTACTTTCAATTGTTAGGATACAATTTAAGCCATTTTTACCTGTAGCATCATAGAAATCTTGCCAATATCGTTCTCTCATATTTAATTCTTCCTCTGGACATTCTTCTATTATTTCAAAAGTGTGGTTTTCTACTTCATATCCAATTAAGGAATTATATAATTTACTTTCGGTTTTAAATCCTGCCATTAGTCTATAGTTTTTCCATCTTGCCGCTATATCTACAGCTTGCCCGATATATGTCTTATCTTCTGGAGATGTTATTTTATAAATTCCACAAATAGCCTCTTTATTTTTTATTTCCCTATCACAAGATATGCAGATATTTTTTATACCTCCCTTACTAGAAACATCTTTAGTAAATCCCCTTAATAGTTTTTCTAGATTACATTTTGTACATATTTTAGTTACTCCCATATATAATTTTATTTATTCCAAAAACCTTTCTTACACATCTCATCCTCTTCCGCGCTCTTGTAGAAAATAGAACATCCACAATCTGTACATCCTCCTAAATTATCTTCCTCCTTTTTACCCGCCAAATAAGAATAAAAATCCGAAAGTTTTTTTAAAATTAACTTGTTGAAAGGAACCGATGCTAAATTTAATGAATTATATTCACATCCTTTGCAAATTTTTCTTTTTCTTAAAACTTCTTTATCTTCTTTAGGTTTTTTGAAGCGGCTTAGTATTATTATTTTTAACTTTTTAAGCATATTTTTAATTTTATAAAAAGTCGAAGAGAGACGGGAAAAAGTTTGTGTGATAATTAAAATCACGAAATAATTATTGTAATGAAACAACCAAAACGTACTCTCTTCTTCTTTCTATTTCTTAATTTTCTATCTTTAGTCTTTGATGTCCCGAAAGCCAGTGATGTAATTGCTCTTCTGCTCTTTTATATTCTGGGCTGTTGTGGCTTTTTCTTAAATTATCTATTTTTAATCTTTTATGCAGGAATGAGCACATACCTCTTAGATGAAAACCCATTTTTGGATTCTTCTGATCTTCTAGTTTATGTAATATGAATTTTATTAGTGCTTTATATAAATCTTCTACATCTTCTCTTGGTATATTTTTTCTTCGCGCCACATACCTATCAATTAAATCCTGCTCTGTGAAATAGTCTAAAAACTTTGCCATCTTATTAATAAAAGATTTTGTTTATCGTTATTTATGTATAAATCCAGTACATTTAAAAATGTAGGGTGTAACTTTTTACCATTACGTCTATCATTTTCTATTAAAATTCCTTTGTCAGACAATCTTTTAATTAATTGACCATAATTCTCCTTGGTGGTTTTATAGTTGATTAGAAAGCTTAATTTAGCTTTGTCATTCACTCCTCCCCCTCTTAGTAATTCGCACAGTAAATCAAGTTCTCTACCTGTAACATCTCTAAATTCAAATATGCAAATTGTCTGAACAAATTGTCTTATTGCTTCTACTTCATTTCCAGCAGAATTTAATACTATGGATTCACCTGGTTTACTCATTTAATTTGCAGAATATTTTTAGATGTGTTGGTAGGGCGTACGTATTTTCTAAAACTATCCCTTCTATTGTGAGTGGTTTGTGGAATAACCCGTTTTTATTTACTAAAACATAATCATCTACTTTTAACTTTTTTTGCTGTTCTCCTACTTTGATTACTTTAAATCTTGAAAGAGTGTCTGAATCACTTGATATTGCATTTTGTGCGAAAGCGTCATTTGAATTATCCTTTTTTTCAATCTTTTCTGCGCGAAGAATAATTTCTTCACCTAAAAATTCCATGTTTTCTATTGTCATACTACTTGTTTATGTAACTCATATAATTTTTAAATGCTCTTTCTCTTTTATAGCTATAGCTTCTTCGGGACATTATTTTTTCATTAAAGAAATTCTCATCCTCTTGGATGCCTTTTACAAAATCTGCAATACGTCTACGAATGGGACGTACATGAAAAAAGTGAAATGCGATTCTGAATATTTGTTTTGTACTTTCTTTATAGAAAAATAAAAGTAAACGTCTGTTTTTATAATCATTTAGTGCGACAACTTTTACACCATCATACTTATAAATGTGCATGCCTTTCTTCTTAGACCTCCTTTTAATAGAATAACTATATTTCATAATTACAAATAGATAGTCAAAATATTTATCAAGCATTATTATCCTTTCATACAAAAATAGTTTATTATGTAATACAAACCTAATATTATGTATCATTTAACTTTTATTTAACCTTATATACTTTTTTATTATAATTACAAAGACTTTCAAACATTTTTTTATTTAAACTTTTATAACTACTTTTACATCAAAGAAAATAAGATAAAAATGTATTACGGAGAAGATCAAAAATTAGGTTTATCAGAATATCGCGAAGTGATACTAGATAATATTTCAAGATTAATTACTAATCAAAGACATATAGAAGAGAATTTTCAAGTTTATGAAACTATAATTTTCAAGAGTTATGAAAAATATGCAAATTCAAAAACTGAGAATTACAGTATAAATCAAATTTTAAGTCTTTTGGAAATATTCTTAGATTCTGTTTTTAAACATAAGATGGATAATGAATTACCAGATGATGTTATAACAATTTTTTAAAAAACTTGCACAGTAAATATAAATAAACTATATTTGCATATATAAATTAGTAAAATCGTTCGGGACGTATTTTGAGGGTTTGAGCTTAAAAAGCTTTTTATAAATCATCAATATTTTATGCTAATAATTACAAAACTTAAAATAAATAATTTAATAGAAGTGATACGCTACTAAATTAGACTAATCATAAAATAGAATCCTTTTCAAACACAAAACAGCCGTGTATCACTTTAAGCTGTTTGTTTGAGAGGATTTTTGCATTTTATATGGCTACAAAAATAAATACTTTTGCAATACTTCCTTTTGATATGGCGGAAGACATAGAAAAAATTGATTTCACAAAATCAGAAAGAGGGTATGCTATAAAGTTTGTCAGTGGGTTGATGAAAAGATCCTGGAGAGAAAATGGCACCATAGATTCAATGATAGAGACTCCAAAAGAATATTTTAGAAAAGCTTTTAATGGTCAATATTTAAAATGGTTAACTAAATTAGAGAAAAATGAAATAATTTCTATTAATAATTCTTATTCTAATTACTATAATAATATATATTCTAAATCTTATTCTATTAATAATAAATACTTACATTCTCCTATTATGTGGCACACTTTTGAGCCAATAGCTTTAAAAACAATTGGTTACACTATCAAAATTAGTAATATAGAACAGGATTATAATATCATAAAAAATATGGTTACAGAAGATTTTAAAAAGTTAAATATAGATTATAATGTACTCTTAGAATTAACTAGAAAAGAAGTTGATACAGTAAAAATTGAGTTATTTAAAGTTAATAA